AAACCGAATGCGAACAGGTTAGGCAGGCTCGTTGCGATTACTGTTCCGTTACGAGTCACCTGGAAAGCAGCATCGCTCGTCACACGAATGTCAACCTGTGTGATAGGACTGGTCATGCTTGTGGTGGCATCCTGGAACACGATGAACGGATTGGTAGGATCACCATACGCCATCGAGAATGCCATGCCCAAAATCACAGTCGAAGCTGCCGGGATGGGAGTTGCTAAGAAGCCAGCTTGGTTGTTCCATCCCCACGCACGCCCACCAAAGCGTCCGGGCACGAGACTAACTCCGTTGAGGTAGTACGGCCAGACACGTTGGACCTGGGTTTCGTCGTAGTAATCGAATCCTGTAAAAGCTCTTAGCGCCATTTTTAGCTTCCCAATGCAAAGTCACGATTCATGTTGAATTTCAAAGAGATCAGTTCAGCCGTTGCCGCCGCTGTATCCCCGGCACTTCTTGCAAATTTGAAGAACAGTTCGTCGCCAGCCTGAACACCTGTCATGAACAACGGTGTGATGCGGGTTTTGACGGTTGTGTACGCTGATCCTGGAACGGTTGTCGTTGTGGACTTGATCGAACCGAACGAGAAGTCTGTCGGATCACCACTTCTTAGACGACCAACTTGACACTGCCATGTGACGTTGCCAGTGGTTGCAGAGGTGCGCCAATAGACATCGACCGAGACTGTATCACCAATCCAGTCATCAGGCATGTAGAAGTGATCTTGGACCCAGTAATTATTTCCGTTAGTGAACGACGCCACCGCAAAAATTTCACCGTTAGTGCCAGTGTACGGAACCGCATTCGGTGCGTTCACATTGTCAAAAGAGAAACCAAGCACAGCGTTGGTTCCCTGGACGATTGCTGCTTTGTAGATAATCGGGTAGTTGATGTTTCCGGTTGCGTTCGCAATGCTTGTCGTGCGTCCGGTGTTGTCAACTGTGATGGTCATGAAGCGGTTGAATCCGCCATAGGTTCCAGCGGTCACACCGTTCGTGCGAAGACGAAGGTTCGAGAACGGCCCTTGAAGGTCACCACCAGCCTGATCGATCTGCATCACGACGTTACCGAAGTGCGCTCCCAATCCAGCCTCAATCGCCTTGATTTCAGCGGCCATCTGATTGTGATGGATTGCCAGGACGTAGCCCTTTACTTCGGCGTTCTGACCGTGGCTTGCTGGAGATGTAAGAGAGAATCCTCTCGTGCAACTCTGAAGAAGGTTTCCAGACTTTGCACCAACTCGAACAACTTCCGTGTCAATTTGGACGGTACACGGAACCTCGAATTTAGACCCATCAATCACGGTGAATTGCGTCTGTGAACTGTCGATGGGGAACGTCAGTTTGCTGACCGCACGAGGGGAAGCCACCAACAAATCTAAATCTGTGGCTACGGCGTTATCGAAAATTGGGTTTTGCGGATTCGGCATTATTTCTTCTCTGAGATATTTAGTGGTGCTGCTTCAATGTCGATGGTCTTCAAAGCATCTTTCAGGATTCCACCAGCATTCATTTCTTTCATCTGCTTCAACAGTTCACCTGTGGAACCGACGAACACAGCGTTGTTCTGTGTGATGTTCGTATCACCAGCCATCTGACCTGAGACCTTTTCGATCTCTTTTCTGGTCTTGTGCATTCCAATCAGAGCCAGTGCATTGTCTCGTGCTTCCTTCTGAGCCATTGCCGCCGCTTCGACTGAGCGAGGGTCTTGCTTCTCTTTGGCGAAGAAGTTGGCGTGATCTACCAATTCGTTTCCCTTGTCGATGAGATTGTGGATCGTCTTGCGTGCGACGTTAAAGTCGTGATCCATGTCCCGTTCTGGGTTACCCGTGGTCTCGACTTCAGCCGGGGCGTAAGACACAATTTCTGTTGTCTCTTCCGATTCCTCTACATCCAGGATTTCGTTGATTTTTTCTGTCACTGTAGGCTTCATTAGAATGGTCTGATTTGAACTGTAACTTCTACGACACCAGCGGTAAGCGTGTTTAAATTTGTACCTGTGGCCGTAAAGTACGTTGCAACGTCATGTGCTCCGTTGAAATACAGTCCCGTTGCCGGGGCGAACTGCTGCGTAGCGCCTAACGTAAGGTTGTTATTAGGCGGTCCTGAAAGCTGGAAGGCTTGTGCAGTGACTACCTGGGTTAATTCTGCTGACTGACCGTAATAGTAAAGATCAGACAAAATTGAATTGGGAACGAACGCCGCAAGCGAAACTGTCAAGCTCGACAACGAAGGGCCAGCGAATGTGGTCAATAGACGAATGCATGTGCCGCACACAATATAATTGGCAGGAATACCAACTACCAAGGAAGAGAACGTATGCTGCGGTGTCGAAACATCGGTGTACTTGATGATCGACTTGTACTCTACGATGGAGTTGTCTGGTATGGTCTGAAGTTGTGTGAACATTAGATGGCTCCGTACTGAACTGTAATATCGACCATTCCAGCAAGCATCTGTGAAACGTTGTTGCCACCAGTTACGACGACTCGTGCAATGATGTCATGAGCGTCCATTCTTTTTGGGAGACAATACGCTGGACTTATCGTATTGGTGGACCCAGGCGTCGAAACGGTGAACCAACGGAACGATCCGTATTCATACGTCGCATCGCTGCCGCTAGGGATGGTCAGATTGCCGACACCGTAGCAGTCATGAACATTCGTCACAAAAGTGGAAGTTGGGTTGGCCGGAAACACCGAAGAATTTCCGACGTACAACATTGCGGTGTTGCTATTGGCCGCATCGAAGTTGACGAGTACCGTCACCTTTACTCCCAAGATCATATGGTTTGCCGGAATTCCGAACAACATAAAATCCTGGTACGGAGCGGTGTTCGTGAAATCGGTAATGCTATTCGGGATGTCCTGTCTCAGGATGGTCTTCTGAGTCCAAACCTTTCCGGTTCCGATTTTTGATAGTTCTGTCATTGTGCTCCTTAAAGTGAACGAAACAGGATCGTAAATTCTACTTCCCCTGCCGTCAATGTTGATAACTGAGCACCAGTCGAAGTGAATGTAGCTTGAATGTCGTGTGCGTTCATCGTATAGGTTGTGAATGGTGACCAATACTGGAACGAAGTAGGCGATACAGACTGGACGCATTCAAACAACGGTGCGTACCAATTTGCACTTCCTGGTGTACCAACCGACACTAAACAAGAACTCAGACCCGTGCCAACCAAAGTTGTAATGAGTTGGACTCGAACACCAACAACAACATGCTGTGATGGAAGCCCGAACAACGTAAGGGTCTGTGTAGTCGATGCCGCAGTCAAACCAACAGGCGCAGGAGGGTTCTGGCGCATTACATACTTGAAAGTCTGCAATCCACTAGGAATTCTCGAAACTACTTGCGCTGTTGTGGACATCGTTAGCTTGTCTCCAAGACCGACATCGAAAGTTCAATGGCTTGGTGCGTACCACACTGAGCACGAACCTTGTCACCCGGCTCTAGGACCAACTTTCCAGTCAATGCGCCGATAGACGACTGCGCCGGAACAGGCACCTGATAGATGATTCTGGTTACTGCGTTGCTGTTGCTGGCATCTGTCCAGACTAGCGTAAGGGTATCTGCACGGCTCGTGACGTTCGTTGCCTGAAGCAAGAGAACTACGGAAGCGTCTACGTTACCCTTGGTGTTTGACGAAGGGCAAGTGTACACGTCTGTAAGAGAGATGGTGCAAACCTGATTTGAGTTCTTAAAAGTATTCGGCATGTTTCCTCTGTTCGTTACCCGAGTGCCACAAGAAGGGCGACTGCGTTGTTGTTAATCTCGTCTCTGAATGCTTGAGAAATCGAAAAATCCGTTCTTGTTGCGCCAGAGTTATCTACCACCGTAAAATCGGTGTTGAAATTTGCGGTGGTTCTGGCTGTTACCGGAACCGTGTCGCTCAGAATGTTCTGAATACCACCAGCCAACGACAAAGCATCGAGCTTGGTCTTGTCTGCTGTAGACATGAATCCTGCCGTACCAGTCGTTGCTGATGCGTGGCTATGGACCTCTTTCGCCAACGGAATGCCACCCGGAGTTGAGCCATCGCCAACAACAATGGTTGGTTTGGTCACATCGATGACGAGTTCACCTAAAAGTAAGGTGAGAGTTGACAACTCTGTAGTTGTATTACGACGTTTTCTGAGTACAATGTTTGACATATCTTACCTATTTAGGGATTGAGAATTAGAACCACAATCGCCTTTCTCCTTTGATCTGCTCCTGAAATTACATCGATTTGGAGGATTTCTTGTGCCGTTCTTACACCAGTTCCACAGTTGTAAGTAAATGTTCCATGAACTAAGTCCACTTCAACGGAATCTTCAGTGGTAGTTGCCGTAACAGGAACATTTAGCGTGAAGGTAATATCCGTTGTGTTTACGATGTTGACATTGAATGTCTGGCTCGATCCACCCGCAATTGTTGCGCTCGTAGGCGAAGGAACAACAAGAATCGTATTGTTTTGGAACGAAGTCGAAACCCTGGTCACATCCACTGCGGAAGCGTTCAACGGATCAGGAACCGTCTCGGAGAATGGTACTGCATCACCTGGAGCGTTTGTACCGCCATCCACACGGTAGTAGATGTCGGTTTCCAAATTGATTTTGTTCAGCTTCACTGGCGGATACAGGTACGCTTTCACAGTGAAATTCAGCGACCATGTAATGAGACGACGATCAAAACTTCCTTCCCAATTATCTTCTTGGGTAACTGCACCATCATGCACAATCACTACGTCCTTTTCTAGGTTGAGTTCTGGCATGTCGTTCACAGCGATTGTGTACTCTGGACCGAAGAACGGAAGAATCTGCTCGACAATCATCAAGCCATCTTCGACGTTTTTTGCGCCGATGTGTAAAGTGAATGTGAAGTTGTACGGAACCGGATTGAACTGTGCCTTCAAAACTGTATTGTTGTCTGTAAGTGCCTGGACTGTGCGGCCTGTGCTTGTGAGCTTGCGGACTGCATCGTACTGCCACCCCATAATCTCGTAGCTCATGCGAGGCAGGACCATTTCTACTTGGTCATCTGTTCCCGGCATCGGATTCTGTGTATTACGGACGAACCACTTCTCTTTCGGGCCGTATTCACACGGAACCTCGATAGTCTGGTAAGGCGTGCCATCAGCCTTGTAGCGAACAATGTGAAGATCAGAGAAGACGACGCCGAACGATTCGACAACCTTTCGGACGCTTCCCCAATAAAAAGGTGCGTTACTTAGCATTAGATTGGGTCTCCGAAGACATTCTTCTCTTTCTTACTGAGGTTGGTTTCTGCTCTGGTCTTCAGCGTGTTGTTATCGGCCAGTGGATCGTTATCTACGCTGTCAATGTTCTCGAACAAATCCTGGACGGCATCGATCTCAGGAATGCCCGTCGTGAACTTTTCACTGGAGTAATCGTACTTCTGAACGTCCACACGCCAAATGTATCTGTAGCCGACCTGATAGAAGACGCTCTCGTGCTCTGTGAAGTTGATTTGGAAAATGTCGTTTGTGATGGGAAGATAGATCAAATGGCCTTCCATCGGGCGGCTCTCACCAAGCGTATAATTTGTATTTGGGACCGCACTGTAGCCGTCGAACCGGACTGCCTGATTGAAACGGCGACGAGACACGATGAAATTGGCCGTCTCACGCATTTCCAAACCAAACTTGCTGATGAGGTATTTGTCGCCGCCAAAGCCGTCCGAAGGATTGTCAAAATACATTTCGATGGGGAACGTCTTGTCGAACGTGCTGAGAGGGTCTTCTCCGAACACCGGGTCTTGCTTCCCAGGCGTGCGAGGAATGTAGTAGACTTTCATTCCATTGATGCGGATGGACTCAACAATCAGGTCTTCGACCATACGCTGTTCGCCCTTTCCGCCCAACGTGTTAAAATAGTGGTTGACATTTCTCGCCATGTTGCTATTTAGCGAGGCTTGACAGAACCGAAATAGGCATGTACAATAAAAAGGTACCTTTGCCACCCATTGAATTTATGAACAAAACGTCACTATCGAAATTTTTATCCTACGTGCTTCGGCACAGACCGGATTCCATTGGCCTGGAGATGTCCAAAGCCGGATGGGTGAACATTGCTGAACTCCTGGAGAAGAGCAAGAATGGGCTGACCCGTGAGGTTCTGGATGAAATTGTCCAGGAAGACGGCAAACAGCGCTATGCAGTCAGTGAGGATGGGCTACAAATCCGTGCCAATCAAGGCCATTCCGTTGAAGTTGACCTGGGCCTGAAAGCTGCAATTCCTCCTGTTACGCTTTACCACGGCACACCGGAATCTGAAGTAGCTATCATCATGAAAACGGGGCTGAAAAAGATGCGGAGACACCACGTCCACCTATCTGCTGATTTTGAAACGGCACTCAAGGTGGGTAAGCGCCGAACGGGAAAGGCACTTGTACTGTCCGTGGACACCCGTAACATGGTCAAACAGGGCATCAAATTCTTCATTTCTGAAAATGGTGTCTGGCTCACAGATTTTGTTGCTCCAGAATTCCTTTCAGTTTCAATGGTTTAGAACTTTCTGTCAAAAACTTTGCGTTGCCTGTTGACTTGGTACATCAAAACTGGTACCTTAGATTCATGGCAACGCAAACTAAACCATACAAAGAAACAAGCAAGACCACGAAGACGGATGCTTCTTTCCGTTCCTTCAAGAAAGTAACCATTGCCCTGAACGATCTCATTACGTTCCCGGCCAAACTCATCACTGCAACCAGCGAAGAGAAGTCCCCTTTCCGTCTCGCCGTAGTCAAGGATGGCAAGGCGTCTTCTGTCAGCCAGTTCTACACTGCTGACAACAAGGAATACTTCACCATCGGCCAGCTTGGTAAGGCTGTTCAGGATGGCGACAAGCTGATTCCGGTCACTCCTGCCGAACTCGAATCCCTCAAGACTGGTACCGCCGCTCAGAAGGGTTTCATCAAGTTCGATGAGTTCGTTCCCCTGGCGTCCGTCGATCCCACATTCTTCGACAACAGCTACGTTCTGGTGCCCAACACCGACGAGCAGTCCAAGGGTGGCAATCCCCAGGCTCCGAATCTGTACCATCTGCTTCTGAAGACTCTGATCGCCAGCGGTCGTGTTGGCACTGCGAAGATGTACGACCGTGACCGTGAGTACAACATCATCATCCGCCCGAACTTCCAGGGCACGAAGCTGATGCTGCACACGATCTACACCAGCAACGAAGTGCGTGAGTTCGACGTGCCGCAACCGACATGCGAAATCAACACCGACCTGATGGCGGCTGGTCTCGCAATGATCCAGGCGAAGTTCGCTGACTTCAATCCGAACGGCATCGTGTCCGAGACCGATGGCAAAATCTCTGCTCTGGCCGCACGCAAAATCGCTGAGTCTCGTGGCGAAGTGGTTGTTCCGGGCACCGAAACCCCGGCTGTGGCTGCTACGCCTGCAAACGACGGCAACGCTCTCCTGGCCGCTCTGACGGCTTCCCTGCACGCTCAGGGTGTCAAGGTCGTCAAGGAAGCCGCTCAGGTCACCGAAACGAAGGTGACCGTCTAAACAGTTCGCAACTCTGCACATAAGGGGTGGGCTACGGTCCACCCTATTTTTACGAAAGGACAAAACATGAATTCTTCATCCGGTGGTGGTATCACAATCGGTTCCATTTTGGCCGTTGTGCTCTCCTGGACCAGCAATCATTCGATCATCTGGGCCATTATCCATTTCTTCTGTAGCTGGCTGTACGTCATCTACTGGCTCATTTTCAAGCACTAATTTAGATGTACCTATTGACTTCCGGGCCGGGAACTTGTAGAG